TATTTATTATAATAATCACTCATACTTGCTATTTTACCTTTACGAGTTTTATTTAAATAATCTATTTCATCTTGAGTATACTCTCTAGTCATAGGATCTTTACCTCCTCTTAACGTAGAACCTACAGTAGAAGATATTTTTTGACCATACATTATTCCGTCTCTAGCATATCCACCAGTCGGAGTTAAACCTTGTAAATAAGAATAATCTTTTTCAGGTTTAGGTTGGCTTATAGGATCAGCTATAAACTCAATAGTTTCTTTTGTTTTACCTTTAGGAAATAAATTATAATTAGAAGGATCAACAAGTTTTCTTCCTTCTGCTTCTTCTCTTGTTATACCTTGATTAATTAAATCCTGAATATAACTACTGGGATTTGTAGTTTGTGTTTGACCTTTTTTTACAGTATAATTGTCTGGTGAATCTTTAGTTATAGTTTTTATTTGAGTACCACCTTTAACTTTTGTTTTAATAACGTCAGTTACGGTTGCACTAGGATCATTCAAACCATAAAGCTTAGCTGCATGTTTTATAGGATTTTTACCTGCTTGAATTTTACTATAACTCATTGTATTTATTTTTAATCTTTTTTTGAACTTTAGGATTAGAAGCTTCTTTTTCGTGAGCTAAATAAGGAGCACCATCTACTTTGTCGCTTCTCTTGGTTGTTATAGTTTTAGAGCTTCCTTTGGGTTTAAAAAACATATGCTCATTATCATAACCAAATCTACCTGTATCTTTACTATTAGGCATCATTTGATCATAATGAACTAGTTCGTGAGCTATTACATTTTTTAATTGAGCAGGATCTGTTATATCTTTGCTAATTCTTATTGCTCCGTTTTTAGTAGCTATACCTAATACTCCTTCTTCATCTAAAGTTCTGTATACAGGTACGTGATTAAATTTGTAAGGAGGTTCTAATTTAAAGGCCATATTTTATTTACCTTTTTTCTTATAATTTTTAGAACCGTCAGGATTTAATACTCCTATATCTATTAAAAAATCTTTTTTAGTAACATCACCAGACTTGTCATGGTCTTTTAGTTTACTAGGTGAGCTTTTTGTTTTACACCCAAAATTTTTAGCATAGTTAGCCATCTTGACAACACTCTTTGAATATTTTTTAGTATTATTCATAACAGAGCTAGCAGCAGAGCAAGCATCTTTAAAACCGTTGTTCTTAGCCCACTTGGTGAACTTACCTTGGTTTTTTTCTTTTATTTCTGGAAAATCTTTTTTAGCCATTACTTATTCATGTTATATGGAAAATTTCTATTAAACCATTGC